ACGCAGCGACACCAGCATCCTGCGCGATCCGTTCAGCAACAAGCCGTTCGTCCATTTCTACGCGGTCAAGCGGATCGGCGGCGCGGTGGCGAACAGCGAGGCGATCAAGTTGATGAAGTTTGCCGCCTCGTAAACGAGACGGCGGCAAATTGATGAAGGTCGCCGCCTCGTAACGGGTGGGAGGGGGAGGGCGTGTGCCTTCCCCCATTTTGCATTTGAGGGCTGTTGTTTGGGGGGAGGGCGCAGATGCTGACGGAAACGGAGAGCGACGCGGAGCTGGCGGCGTCGATGGCGGAGCTGAAGGCCTATCTGCGGATCGAGAGCGATGGCGAGGATGCGGTGCTGGCGGGACTGCTGCGGAGCGCGGGCGCGCTGTGCGAGCAATTTGTCGGCCAGTGGCTGATCCGGCGGGGCGCGCGCGAGACGGTGCCAGCGGATGGGCGCTGGCACAGGCTGGCGGCGCGGCCGGTGGTGGCGATCGGTGCGGTTGCGGCGGTGGACGATGCGGGGGCGGTCACGCCGCTGCCGGTCGAGGCCTATGCGATCGACATCGATGCGTCGGGCGATGGCTGGGTGCGGGCGGTGCGGCCGGGGAACCGGCTGGCGGTGGATTATCAGGCGGGGATGGCGACGGACCTGAACGGCGTGGCCGAACCGCTGCGCCAGGGGATCATGCGGCTGGCGGCCGAGCATTTCGTCGCGCGCGGTGACGAGGGTGCGGCGCCGCCGGCCGTGGTGATCGCGCTGTGGCGGCCGTGGCGAAGGATGCGGCTCTCATGACCGGCGATGTCATGCGGGTGACACTGACGCGGCGGATGGAGGAACGAGCGGCCCGCCGGCGCGCGGCGATTGTCGATGCGCTGGACGCGCAGGGCGTGGCGGCGGCGATCGAGGGTGAGGTGGTGCGGGCGTCGGCGCCGGGGCTGAAGGCGCGCTGGATGGCGGACCTCAGCCTGCGCGAGGCGGGAAGGAGCAGGGCATGAGCGCGGAGGTGGCGATACGCAGCGCGGTGATCGCGGCGCTGAAGGCCGACAGCGGCCTGATGGACCGGTTGAACGGTCTGTTCGATGGCGTGCCGGCGCGGGCGAGCGCGCCCTATGGCGTGGTCGGCGAATGCCTGGGCAGCGACTGGGGCGCGAAGGATGTCGAGGGGCGCGAGTTGCGCCTGTCGATCAGCCTGCATGACATGGCGGAGACGGCCGGGCGGCTGGGCGAATTGCTGGCGCGGATCGACCCGGTCATCCGTCTGGCGCAGGCGAGCGGCTGGCGGATCGTCACCGCCAGCCTGTTGCGGTCGCGGATCGCCCGGACGGGCGCGCGCGGCGAAGGCGGCTGGCTGGCGGTGGCGGATTACCGCATTCGCGTGGTGCGCGAGGCTATCGGCGCCTGATCAGGTGCCGGGCTTATTATATTCCTCATATTCGCCGATGATCTTGTCGACATATTCGGACACCTGATCGTCGGCATCGGCCTGCGCATCCTTGTCCGACATGCCGTCGGCCTTGTCCTGCGCGAGGATCGCGGCGCGGAAGGCCGCCTCCTTGTCGGCGCAGGTCGTCTTCAACTGACCCTGAAATTCGCCGAGCGGCACCTTCTTGTCGAGCGAGGGCTGGACCTGGGCCGAGAGGCAGCCGGCAAAAGCCTTGCGGGCGGCGCCGATGGCGTCGGCCGACGGCGCGGCCGCGAGCATCATCAGAAGGGGAGCAACCACGAGCATCAGACCTCTCCTTTAATCCGCGTTTTAGAACGCTTTGTCTGACGGGAGAATGCGCCATGGGCGTCGAAAAAGGAAGTGCGTTTCTGTTGAAGGTGGGAAATGGCAACGTCCCGGCAACATATGAGACGGTGGCCGGAATGCGCACCACCCAGCTGTCGGTGAACGGCGAGGCGGTCAACATCACCAGCAAGGATTCGGGCGGCTGGCGCGAGCTGCTGTCGGGCGCGGGCGTGCGGTCGGTCAGCGTGTCGGCGGCCGGCATCTTCACCGGATCTGCGGCCGAAATCCGGGTGCGCAACCATGCGCTGGCCGGCACGATCGAAGATTATGAGCTGAGTTTCGAGAGTGGCGAGCGGATGCGCGGCCGCTTCCTGGTGACGCGGCTCGACTATGCCGGCGACTATAATGGCGAGCGCAACTATGCGCTGAGCCTGGAAAGCAGCGGCGCGGTGGTGAGCGAATGAGCGGCGGGGCGGCGAACCCCGTGCGGGGAGAAGCGGTGCTGGACCTGGGCGGCGAGACGCTGGCGCTGCGGCCGAGCTTTGCCGCTTTGGTGGCGGCGGAGGAGGAGCTGGGGCCGCTGTTCGCGCTGGTCGAGCGGGCGGCGGACGGGAAGCTGACGCTGGCCGAACTGGTCGGGCTGTTCTGGCATTGTCTGGTTGAGCGCGAGGCGCTGAGCCGGGAGGCGCTGGGCGAGGCGCTGCTGGTGGCGGGCCTCGCGCGGGCGACGCCGGTGCTGAAGGCGATATTGCAACAGATATTGGCGGGGCGATGACGCGCTTTGCGGATGGGGCGGGGCGGCTGGCGGGGATCGCCGGCTGGCTGCTGGGGTGGCGGCCGGACGAGTTCTGGCGCGCCACCCCGGCGGAACTGCGCGCCGTGCTGGCGGCGATGCGCTGATCGCGTCGGCGCAAGGGCCGGGCATGACGCCGGCGCATCGCGGCATCGCTTATGTGGTTTTCGAGGATCTGCTGCTGTCCGATTATGGCAATCGCATTCCATCGCTGACGTTCGAGGTGGAGGCGGATGCGGACGCGGTGACGATCAATGCGATCGCTGGCGCGCTGAGTGAAGGGCAGATGGGGTGCGTGGCGGAGAGCCAAGTCGAGGGCTTTGCTGCGACCGGGGCGGACCTGTCCGAGGCGATCGCGCCGCTGGTCGAGGCCTATGGGCTGGCGCAGCGCGGCGCTCTATGCGCTGGATGCGGGCGGGACCGCCGAGCCGATCGGGCGGACGGCGCTGCGCGCGGTGATGGGGCAGATCGACGCCGCCTTGCCGCCGGGCAGCACGCTGCTGCTCGACATGGTGAACAGCCTGTCGGTGACATTGCTGGCGGAGGATATGGAACTGGCGAGCGCGGACGGCGCGGCCTTGGCGCAGGGGCGCAATCTGTGCCTGGTGGGGCAGGAACTGATCCAGTTCAGTCGGGCAGTGCGGATCGGGCCGGCCAGCTATCGGCTGGAGGCACTGCGGCGCGGGCTGCGCGGCACGGAATGGGCGATGGCGGGGCAAGCGGCCGGCACGCCCTTCCTGCTGATCGAGGCGGATCGGCTGGTCGATCCGCTGGCGGTGGCGGGGATGGAGGGGGATATCGGCGCAGCGATGCACCTGCTGGCGATCGGCATTGGTGACGTGGAACCCGCGACGGCGGAAGTCATGATCGGCGGCGCGGCGCTGGTGCCGCCGGCGCCGGTGCATCTGAACGCGGCGCCGGACGGGGCGGGTGGATGGCGGATCGGCTGGACCCGGCGCAGCCGGGCGGGATGGCGATGGAGCAGTGGTGGCGACGTGCCGCTGGCCGAGGAAAGCGAGCGCTATGAGCTGCGGGTGCTGGACGGGGCGCGGCTGGTGCGGCGGGCCGAGGTGGGGGAACCGGGCTGGACCTATGATGCGGCGATGATCGCGGCGGATGGGGTGAGCGGGCCGCTGACCATGGACGTGCGGCAGGTCGGCACGCGGGCGCTGGGGCGGGCGGGGACGATCGAGATGCTGCTGTGAGGAGGCGAGGATGATGAACGAGACGAGCGATCGCTGGGCGCTGCCGCTGCTCCATGCCGGGCAGGCGCAGAAGGAAAACATGCATAATGAAGCGCTGGCACGGATCGACATGCTGTTGCACGGGGTGGCGGAGAGCGCCGACCTGGCTGTGCCGCCGATGGCACCGGTTGCCGGGCAATGCTGGATCGTGGCGGCGGGGGCGAGCGGTGCCTGGGCCGGGCGGCAGGAACATGTCGCTGGCTGGACCGAAGGCGGCTGGCGCTTCGTTGCGCCGAAGGCCGGATTGCGGCTGGCGGTGGCGGATCGCGGCCATGCCATGGTGCATGACGGTACGGCATGGCGGGGTGATGCGGTGCGCAGCGAAGGATTTTATGTCGCCGGCCAGCAAATTGTCGGCGCGCGCCAGCCCGCGATCACCGGGCCAACCGGTGGAACGACCGTCGATAGCGAGAGTCGTGGCGCAATTGCCGCGATATTGGCGGCTTTGCAGGGTCATGGCCTGATCTCCATGTAATTCTGGAGTATCGGCGATCTTTTCATGGAGAGGGGTAGGTATTAGCTTGGAGGCGAGCCTGGGGGATGTCCCTACTGCGTTATTTTTGCAACGGTTTCACGAATTGTGGACTTGCCATGAAACCTTCTTGCCGATACATGGTTTCAGCAGTCCTTCGTGACACTTTTGAAAGGGGAATTCAAATGCGGAAGCTTGCCCTCGCGGCTGCGCTTGCGACCAGTGCCCTGGCCACCCCGGCCTTGGCGCGCGACAACAGCTGGTATGTCGGCGTCGACGCCGGCGTAATGATCGTTGAAGATCAGGACATCACCTTCACCCCCGGTAACGGTACCGTAGCCAGCAACACCGTGGCGGCTGACTACCATAAGGGTTATGATTTCGACGCCAACATCGGCTACGACTTCGGCGGCTTCCGCCTCGAAGCCGAAGCTGCCTACAAGCGCGCCAAGGTCGACCTCGACGATAGCGGCTTCGGCGGTGCGGCCTCGGCCCTCTCGTTCATGCTGAACGGCCTGCTCGACTTCGGTCCCGATGACGGCCTGCAGGGCTTCGTCGGCGGCGGTGTCGGCGTGTCGCGTGGCAAGCTGGCCAACGACCTGGTGAACGACAGCGACACCGGTTTCGCCTGGCAGGCGATCGCCGGCGTGCGTTACCCGGTCACCAACAATGTCGACGTCTCGCTGAAGTATCGCTTCTTCAACCAGGACGACATCAAGCTGATCCCGGCCTACACCACCATCGGTGGCCCCGCCGGTTCGGAAGCCAGCACCAAGCTGCGTACGCACAGCCTGCTGCTCGGCCTGACCTACAACTTCGGCGCTCCGGCTGAGCCTGCTCCGCCGCCCCCGCCGCCTCCGCCGCCCCCGCCGCCCCCGCCGCCGCCTCCGCCGCCCCCGCCGGCGCCGGAATGCTCGCCTGGGCCGTACATTGTCTTCTTCGAATGGGACAAGTCGGACATCACGCCTGACGCCGCCACCATTCTGGACAACGCGGTTTCGGCCTACAGCGCTTGCGGCAACGCCCAGGTCATGCTGGCCGGTCACGCTGACCG